GTTAGTTTCTTCAATAGTTTCTAATATGTAATCTCTTCTGATTTTCTCATTATAATATAATTAAAATAGTAATTTTTAATTAAATTGTTAGTTAGTTTCTTCAATAGTTTCTAATATGTAATCTCTTCTGATTTTCTCATTATAATATAATTAAAATAGTAATTTTTAATTAAATTGTTAGTTAGTTTCTTCAATAGTTTCTAATATGTAATCTCTTTTGATCTTTTCATAATAATATAATTAAAATAGTAATTTTTAATTAAATTGTTAGTTAGATTCTTCAATAGTTTCTAATATGTAATCTCTTCTGATTTTCTCATTATAATATAATTAAAATAGTAATTTTTAATTAAATTATTAGTTAGTTTCTTCAATAGTTTCTAATATGTAATCTCTTATGATTTTCACATTATAATATAATTAAAATAGAAATTTTTAATTATATTATTACTTAGTTTCTTCAATAGTTTCTAATATGTAATCTCTTCTGATTTTCTCATAATAATATAATTAAAATAGTAATTTTTAATTAAATTGTTAGTTAGTTTCTTCAATAGTTTCTAATATGTAATCTCTTTTGATTTTTTCATTATTATATGAGATTTTTTTGTAGCTTTTTTATCAATTATAAAAAAAGCTACACAATTATAGTAATATTTTTTATACTTATAAAAATTGATACAAAAATATTTAAAAATATATCATATAAAATATATAATGCAAGCTGAAGAATATAGAACATGTAATAAGAAAGTCGTTGACTTTTATAATAAAAATCCAAATTATGATTTTGATATGATGAGTGAATTATTTGTAGATTTTTTAGAAGAACTTACTAAAAATCTGTTAGGAAATATTACAAATAGTATGACACAAAAATTAAATAAAAAACTATCAGATCAATCTCAAGAATTATCAGTTATAAAAGAACAACTTAAAACAATAATTATTGATAATTCTACTAAAACACTAACTATAAAAGAAATGAATACTAATATGGTTGAACATATTATTAATAAACTATATGAAGTTAAAAAAGATTACTTATCTGATCTTAAACAACTTATTGATAAACACGAAAGTGATAATATGTATAATGTTATTGATAAATTTGATAAAGAAACGCAAAAAATTATTAAAGAAATTATTCCTACCAATAACAATCTATATTATACTCAATATGAAACACTAATTAAATCATTCTATAATGATATTCGTCAATCTAATCAAACTACACATCTTGAAGATAAATATAATAGTCTTTTCAGTAACATAGAAAAAAATCTTATTACCTATATCACTTGTACTGAATCTAGACTTAATGATAATATTAATGATATTAAAACAATTGCTAATAAAAATTATATTACACAAGATAAATTAACTACTGAATTATCTGTTTTCTTAGATAAATATAAAAACTCTTCATTCAAAGGCGCTCTTGCTGAAAATCGTATCGAATCTATTCTTAATACTATTTATCCACGTGCTGAAATTAATAGAACTGCTCAAGAAAATAAATCTGGTGATTTTATTATGTCTCGTACTGATAAAACACCTATTCTTTTTGAAATTAAAGATTATAATAGAAATATCCCTACTGAAGAAATTAATAAATTTATTAGAGACATTAATGAACATAAAATATCTGGTATTTTCTTATCTATCTCCACTGGTATTAGCAAAAAACATAACTTCCAAATTGATATTAATGAAAATAATAATATTATGGTATATATTCACAATATGAATTATGATGAAGATAAAATTAAATCTGCTGTTGATATTATTGACGCTCTTCACGCTCGTCTTAATACTTTTAATAAAAATGAAATCACTATCTCTCCTAAAACTATCCAACAGCTTAATACTGACTATCTCGCTTTTATTAACAAAAGAACTCTCGCTATTACTCATATTAAAGAATCTCATAAAAAAACTCTACAGTTTGTTGAAGAAATGGAACTACGGTCTCTTAATGAATTCCTATCTACTAAATTCACTTTTGACCAAACTAAATCTCTTAAATGTTCTCATTGTAATAACTTCATTGGTACTAATAAAAAATCTCTTACTGTTCACATTAGAAGATGTATTAAAAAAACTACTAAAATTAATAATACTTCTCCACTTAATAATACAACTTCACCTAATAATACAACTTCACCTAATAATACAACTTCACCTAATAATACAACTTCACCTAATAACTCTTCAGATATTGATTCTGATTCATCTTAATATTACTCTTATCTAACTACAATAATGACTCAAATTAATAAGTTCTAAAACAATATCTCAAGTTAGGCGCCTTATAATGCAAATTCTACTAATAAGTTTTACAATAATGACTCGATATAGGCGGCTCATATGCATTCGCCGCCTTATATGGACAATTCTTATAAAATATCATTTGATTGATTCTCGCTATATATTCTATTATACATTATATAAGATGATGATATTGTAAATAATACTAAATCTGATGAACCTCTCACTAACAATGGTGTATCTAATATCATTTGGCTATATATTATCCATAATGATGATGATACTATATTTATTATCGAAAATATTAGTGAATACACATTTGTCGATTTTTTACTATATAATAAATACATAAATATTAGCCTCCCTATTAGTGATATACTTGTTGCTAAATATGCTATTAAAATATTAAGATCAATTATCATTTACTCAATTATTAATAATAATTACTTTTTATCTATTTTTATAAAAAACCGATTAGGGTTTGTCTTTATTTCCCTCGTTATACATCATTGTTTTTACGCTATCTATCTTATACTCTTTATAATTCTTAAATCTCCTATTTGATGACTCGTCTATAAATTTATTATAATCATCCTCCAGTTTCGCTATTAACTCTCCTAACTTCTCTACTGTCTTCTCTGATATATCTACCTTGGCCTCCTCTAATAATTGTGTTATCACATACACGTGATTATCTATTAACTCGTATACCGCATTATACTGATTTGTCGCATTGAAATTTTTACCATCGTGAATTAATGCCATATTACTTCTCAAATTTTTTATCTTTATATTCTGATACTCTGGTAAACTTTTATTAAAATGTACTGTTCTTATTGACTCCTCTATCGCCTGATATCTGCTGTTTAATATCTTTGCTATTTGTTTTTTTGTTAATATATTTATTATATCCTCACTACCAAACTTTATTATATTTGTTGTATTATTATTGTTTATTATGCCTTTATTTATATTATTAGTGATATTAGATCCTATTGGTCCTTTAGTCTCTTTAGGGTCCTGTTTTATTATTGCTAATTCTTCTTTTAATTTATTGACCTCATTTTTTCGTTCTTTACAACTTTTATTTATATGAACATTCATATTATTTTTTCTTGTAAATTTTTTATTACAATATTTACATATATTATTATTCGCAGTCAAATCCTGCTGTTTTACAGTCGTAATACAGTCTTTCGCAGTCTTCACAGTATGAAATTTCTTGGTGTGGTTCCATAAAGACTTATAAGAACTATAATCCTTCGCACATACTTTTACATTTATACTCCATCTATATTATTATATGGATATACATCTTTAAATAGTTTAGCCTTATTTAATTTAATTAATGGATATCCACTTTTTTATCCCAGAGAGAGAGATCTCATGAAATATATCTCTATACAAAATAATTTTATTAAATTATTAGAAAAATTCTATAGATTTATCTATAATATCTGTAAATAATTTAATATCTTTATCAATTGGTAATATAAACCTATCTCTATTAGCTTTTTCTTTATATTCTTTTAATTTATTTAATACCATATTTTCAATAATATTCATATCATCTTCAGTTTTACAAGCTTTATAATATACAACCTCATGTTCTTGTGTTTTATTATAACTACCTAATCTGACTTTTAAATTTATAGCTTTACCAATGATATACAAGCGTCTTTTTTTATGGTCTTCTGTAGTTAATATATATATTACATTTCTATCAATGTATTCTATCCTTTTATGTTTTTTCATATATGTATCTTGTAATAATTTAATTTTTTTATCTTTTATTTTTATTTCATCTATTAACTCTTTATTGATCTCTACAGTACCAGTTGTAAATAATGTTCTTATCCATTTACTTACCATTAATGCAAACTTTGGTGATATCCATTGAGCTAATTGTATGGCTAAATCTGGATGTACCCATGAACCTTGAATAAATTCACTACTATTACCTTTTTTAACATCTATTAATTGTGATGCGGGGATTCCCGTTTCACACTCTAATTCATTAATTAATTCACCAAATGAATTTAATCTAACCCAATCATTAAATTTTTTATTGCCTGCTTTGCATAGTTGAGTAGCATTTATATAATTATCTTCTACTCTTGATAATATAATAACATCATTTAATATTAACTTTCCTTCAATTCTATTTTCCTTAATAATTTCTAATGGTTTTGATGTTTTTTTAAGTTTTTCAATAATTTTAGTCTTATCAATTATAATATTTATCAATTGATTATTTATATTATTAATTTGTGATACAATTGGTCGTTTAGTCTCTTGTTTTATTATTACAGTATTATTAATTTTACATATCTTCTCGTGCCGCCACCTACTTTGTTTATGAGTATAAGATTTATTACAGTATTTACAATCCAATACTGTTTTAACTTGCTGCTGACTTTCAGCTGACTTTTTGCTTACTTTTAGCTGACTTCCTGCTGACTCTGGTTTATGAAATTTCTTGGTGTGGTTCCATAAAGATTTATAAGAACTATAATCCTTTACACATACTTTACATTTATACTCCATCTATATTATTATATGGATATACATCTTTAAATAGTTTAGCCTTATTTAATTTAATTAATGGATATCCACTTTTTTATCCCAGAGAGAGAGATCTCATGAAATATATCTCTATACAAAACAATTTTATTAAATTATTAGAAAAATATATTCTAGAAAAATTATTTATATTTAATTATGTAAAGAAATTGAACAAGCAATGTTTTACATTACATAGTATAGTAAAAATTGTGCAAACTCTTATAGAAAAATCTATGATTTTTCTATAATGAGGTGCAGTCTTATTTATCAGGAAAACTTTGTTTTCCCGATAAAAATTGAAATCATTATATTATCATTAAATAAATAATAATATAAATAAGAAATGGATCATAATACTAAAATACTAGTTAGTTTCAAGATTGCTATTATGATAGCTGATACTAAAATACTTGAACTTGAAGAAAAACTAAAATTAAATGATAATAAAAAAGATTTTTATGAAGCGGGAATAATAATTGGTCATATTATTAGAGATATTTATTATTCTTTCGATACAAAAACTTTTGATGCACTTCAAGAATTAAATCATAATTATAATGAGCAGCTTGTAATCACTCTTAATATACTAGAACAATTAGTTAAAAAAAATATTATGAATGAATATGAGTACTTACAATATGCTAATATGTTTATGAAAAGGAAAAAAGAATATGATATATTATGCAACAATCCTTATATTGTGGAAGGTATTGCATTATGTCAATGTTGTGTTCCAAGATCATATATAAAATAATTCATTTTTGAAATCAGCTACAAGTTTAAATTTCTTTAATATATTACCACCAATATGTTTAACACCAGTAATTTGCGACATCCACTTAATAAAGTTATTATTACCTCTTCTTAAAAATTTAACATTTCTTATTATCTTATTAAATATTATTATTTTTTTAATTATAATACACGGACTACCATCAGAATCATAATTAGGAATTACTTTATGTTTTTTAACCAATTTATCAAAAACTATTCCATCTAAAAAAGATATTGCATAATTTTTATTATTTCTTATTAGAGTTGCCCCTGTGTCAAATAAAAATTTCTCTTTTTTATCTTCAAATAAGACTTCTACTATACAAAAATTATGTTTATTCTTAATCATTTTACACCTTTAGACATTTAAAACGCCGATTATTCTACTCTTTATAATTTTTTAATTTTTGCTTTCTTGTTTTATTTTTTACATATACAACATCTCTATTATATGCCCCTTTAAATATATTTTCATACTTTTCTTTTGGTACTCCTCTTATAACATTTGTTATATTTTCTTTTAGTTTTTCGTGTGTTAATCCATCTAACTTTTGTAATCTTGATTTTAACATACTAAAATAATTTTCAATACTATTTGTAAAATGTTGATATGGAACGGAATACAATATTTTATTATTTTTATTTACTAAATCTTTTATTTTATCGCTTCTATGACTACTCGCATTATCCAATATAATTAATTTATTATTGTATTTACTTGTTATATGTGTTTCTAAAAACTCATATAATCTATCTGTATTTATTCCACTTTTTTCATACAAATCCCAACCTAATACTCCATTTGTTGAAATAGCAAATATTCCTGTATATTTTTTGAATACTTCTTGCGATTGTGTTTTTATTACACAACGCTTTCCAATTTCATTATAACAATGATTTCGTTTTTGTAAAGATTTTATGCTTGTTTCATCAATACAAATAATATCATCTAATTTGTATTTCTTTACTTCATCATAAAAGTCTTTAATTTTTGAATTTATATCAATATCTTTTCCAAATCGTTTAATGGGTTCGTGTCTAATTCTTGTAATTTTTAATGTAATATTATTATTTTTTACTACTCTGCTTAATTGTCGTGATGATAAATCAAATGAAGGGTAATTGCTTTTTATCTTTGAAAGTAAATCGTCCATAGTAATAGTTTTATTTTTATTTATTTCTTTCAATGCATACTTTACCTGGTCTTTTGTAATTTTATATGCTACTGGTTTCTTATTATATCTTTTAATTTCACCATCATTGTTATATTTTTCAACCCATCTCATTAAACTTCTTGGAGAACATTTGAATATTTTACAAACTTCTTCTTGTGATTTGTCTTCTACTAAATAATATTCAACAGCACTTAATTTATAATCTTCGCTCTTATGTTTCATAATTCTATATATTATTTACTAAATAAAAAATTATATAAATATATATATATGTCAATTCATACAATTGGAGATAGTCATTCCACTAATGGTTGGACTGGAACAATACATCATCATTTAGGACCAGTTTTATGTTATAGTTTTGGGAAAGAAAAATTAAATAGATGCGATATTCGCAACTTTAATATTAAAGATGGCGACACTATTGTTTTTTGTTTAGGTGAAATAGATTGTAGATGTCATATCCATAAACACATAACAGAAACAACAATATATCAAGATATTATAAACGATATTATTGATAATTATTTTGAAGCAATTGAATTAAATGTATCCATTTCACAAATTAAACTTAAAAATATATGTGTTTATAATGTTGTTCCACCTATTCAAAAATATAATACTGCTGAAAATCCTGAATATCCATATTTGGGAACAGATGAAGAACGAAAACACTATGCTTTATATTTTAATGAAAAATTAAAAGAAAAATGTATTGAAAAAAAATATATATTCTTTGATATTTATAATAATTATATAGATGAAAATGGATATTTAAGAAAAGATTTAAGTGATGGTAACGTTCATATTGGTAATGGCATATATATAACTAATTTTATAAAAGAAAATAATTTATAAAATAATCGGCGTTTTAAATGTCTAAAGGTGTATAAGAGTTCAGGTTTTTTGGTATTCTGGTTATAAATTCAAATTTTTTATCAATATAATTAAATAAATATATTTTATTTTTCCAATAATCATTACCAATAAATAATATTACTTTTTTATCCAAATAATCAAGGTCTTTATTTTCTATAAATTTATAGCCTAATTCTTTTGATAATTCATAATTTCTGAATAGAAATGTTGATATACCGCCTGTATCAAGAAACCCTAAAAAATGTCTTTAATAATAATGTAAATTAAATTATTTATTAACATTATTATTATTTAGAATATATTATAATAATTTTCCTTTTACTATTTGATAATCATCTAATCTTGTTGATGTAAATTCAGTATAATCATTATTAAATAATAATAAATGATTTCTGTTTCCCATATGAGCCTTAAATTTATATGTATCTAATTGTGTATAAGTTCCTTTCCCAAATGCATCCATTATCCCATTTTCTAAAAATATTATAGAACTATCTTCCCATGAATATTTTCTATTTTTAAAAATAGTATTTTCTATATATTTGTACTTATAGTTAAATAGCTTTATCAGTATATGCTCATATTTTGATTTCCAACATACATGTATAACACTTGGTTTTTTGCCAGTTATTGTATTTTTTAATTCCATATCAATATATTTATCTATATCATCCCAATCTCCACACGGAATATAAAAAATATCACATTCGTAATCCAACCTAATGTTATACTTATTCCAGTTTTTTGCTAAATGATGAGAAATAATTGTTTGATCTACATAATCTGAATCTACTTCCCATCCTTCATCACTAAGTTCTTTTAAGAAACCATTATCTTTAATACTCAAGACAATATCATTTAATAATTTTAATAAACTGTTCTTGAAACCTATAAATGTTCCTGTGTTTATATATTTGTAATCACTTTTACCTAAATCATCATAAAATTGTTTATCAATTTTAAGTTGATGACTATACCATCTTTCTACAGACCATACAATATCAGAACCAAATGATAAAAATTTATATTTAATAATATCTAAAGAATCTACATAAAATACATCATATGCATCTGTAAAACAGATAATTGGATTTATAGCGACAGGTAATTTTTCTAAATATTCTTTAAACCATAATATCTTTGATAAAAATATGAATTGTTTATTTAATCCAATAATTTCAATATTAAAATTATTCATTTTTGATGAATATAATAAATATTTCATCTTTTCAGTATCATATACATCAGATGGACTTACAGCTATAATTTTATTTATATGATTCCAAAAAACCATCATTTTACTCATTTTAGAATCATATGCACCAGGTCCTCCTGGAAAATGATATATTATTTTATCTAAACTTACTACCGAAGGATTATTCTCAATATATGGAATTAATAATTGATTATTATATTTATTTTGAGATATTGCATTATAAACAATAAATGGTTGATCTAAACATAATGGTATAGTATTATTTTTTATATAAATATAATCTTTAATATGTGATACTATAACATCAAATAGATCTTTAACAGAATTACTATTTTTAAATAACAATATACCTGATGTAAATGCTGATAAATTTCTATCATATTTTGTAAAATCAAAAAATTGCCCCCCAAAAAAGTTATACTCATTATCTATTTGCCCCTCTTCTAATGTATATATCTTATCTGAATCTATGGGTAAATTAAATAATATATTAATATCTGAATTTATTAATATATCGGTGTCTAAATATAAGATTTTATCATACTTATTAATATTATCATATTTAAAAATATTTAATCTTGCACACCCAGCATCGAACAATGAATATAAATCTAATATATAGTAGTTTATAATTAGTCCAAAACTTTCTAATTCTTTCTGTATTATTGGCTGAAATAAAGGAGATGTTATAATAAGTATATCGGTTGTCTCCTTATTTATATTTGATCTAACTGATATAGATGTAATAAGTAGTTTTAGTAAATTAATATAACTCTTCTGGTAAAAAAACACATATATAAATTAGATTCATTTTATAAAAATATATAGAATATTTTATTAGATAAACGAGACTTTCTACATATTATTTATCTGTTTTTTTATCATTAGATTCATTATAAATCATATGTTTAACACTATCAATCTTATAATCTTTAAAATTTTTAAATGATCTATTAGTAGAATCATCTAGAAGTTTTATATCTTCATTATCTAATTTTTCAAATAATTGATATAATCTATTAATTGTGCTTTCTGTTAATTTATCTTTATACTCGTCTAATAGTTCTGAGATTTTCTCAACATAACTATCTATCATTTCATTTATAGTTGCGTATTGATTAACAACCTTAAATTTTTCACCATCATAAACTTTTGCAATATTTGATCGCAAATTACTTATCTTAATATTATGACATTCTGGTCTTTCTTTATTAAAGTGAATTTCTTTTATCATAGTTTCAATTGCAAGTAATCTGCTGTTCAATATATTCTTTTTCTGTTTTTTATTCAATATACTCATTACATCTTCAGAACCAAATTTTATTATATTCATTATATTATTTGTAGTATTATTATTATTTGTTGTATTATTATTATTTGTTGTATTATTATTATTTGTTGTTGTTGTAATATTTCCTTTAGTTTCCTTCAGTATGGCTAATTCTTGTTTAACTTTATCAAGTTCTTGTTTAATATCAATATTATTATTTTTTATTTTGCATTTTTGTTCGTGTCTCCATCGACCTTGCCGTGAAGATAATATTTTATTACAATATTTACATACTGTATTATCTATTTTATTTGTGTTATCATTTTTGTATGCAGAAATGATAGCATTGTCATCATTTTTGTATGCAGGTTTTTTATGAAAATTATTGATGTGGTTCCATAAAGACTGATACGAACTATAATTCTTAATACATATTTTACATTTATACTCCATATATATAATTATAGTGAATAAACCTTTATATATTATTATACTTATTCATTTTTATAAAAGTGTATAAACTTTTTTTTCTCAGGGAGAGAGAGCGCTGGTAAAATATTTCTATAAAATATTGTTTTCCAAAATTATTAGAAAAATTCTAT